CCAATGGTTAGAAGTTTCGTAACTAACTACTTTGAGCCTTCAGGTAATTCAATACTTGTAGCTTCAAACGATAAGATTAAAGTAGATTACGATATTAGAATAGGAGAAGAAGTTAGTGGCACGACTACAGCTAACTTAGCATCGGGTAGCTTTTCAGCTTACAACTTCGTACCGCCATTGTTTGCAGACGTATTCTTAACAAAGAACAAGACCCCGTTAGTGCTATCGGACTATTACGATAACTTACTACTTGAGAACTTTACAGATGACTTTTTAACAGAGCGTGATACAGACGACATTACTCTTGAATACGGAGATAACTTTTACATTACGTTCTTACGCATAGCAACGGGCGGGTATTCTGCTTGGGTTGAAGTATTAGGAGAAGGCGATATAGTTACAAATACAGTATCAGGTAACATAACCTTAAGCGGTCAGTTTAACTTGTTTAATTTACAAGCAGCGCATATAAACGATTGGGCTTCTGGAACTATTATAGACGAAGATACTTATGGCTATAACTTCTATTTAAAAAGAGGTGTAGCACAAACAAGGGTTATTAAGATAAGACATAAGTGCTATCCTAAATACCAACAATTTAACCTTGAGTTCTTAAATAGGCTTGGCGGTTGGGACACTAAGAAGTTTGCCCTTGTTAATAGAAGGTCAAGCGAATATGAAAGAGCATCATACAGGCGAAGCGATTGGCAGCTTGTAGGTGGGCAAATGACAAACATTGATGGATATAACAGATATAACGAGACGACTTTCAACTATGCTATTCAGCATAAGGATAACTATAAGCTTACTTCTGATTGGGTTAGCGAACAAGATTATTCTTGGTTGGCTCAACTTGTATCGAGTCCTATTGTATATATGGAAGTTCTTGGTGCGTACTTCCCTGTTACAATAAAGACAACAAATTATGAGTATAAGTTAGAAAGTGCAGATAAACTATTTAACTTTGAAATCGAAGTAGAAGTAGGTAAGTATTTAACAAGCCAATTTAGATAATGATTAGCACAGAAATATACATCGAGGAACAGAAGATAGATTTATTACAAAATTTATCTACCGAGTTTACTTATGCTATTGATGACGTAAGCGACTTTGCAAGTCGTAATACTTCTTTTAGCAAGACGATAAACATACCAGGAACGGCAAACAACAACCTGATATTTGGTTACATCTTCGAACTTAACAACGCTAACAATACAGATAATGCCTTGCCGAACGTAGGGTATAACTACAACGTAACTAAACAAGCTAACTGCAAAATATTTATTGATAAGGTGCAGATATTCAAAGGCACTTTACGAATTTTGGAAATACTTATAGACAAAGAAACTATCGAGTATCAATGTAGCGTAGTAGGAGAACTTGGCGGGTTTATTAATCAGTTAGGGAATAAGCGTTTAGAAAATTTAGATTTTAGCGCATACAACCATACTTATAGTGTAGCTAATATTAGTGGCAGTTGGGATAATCCTGGTGGCTCTGGATATTACTATCCGCTTATTGATTACGGGAACGTTAGTACAGGTCAATTCGGAGTTGCTAAAAAGGACTTTCAATACACAACTTTTAGACCTGCATTGTACGTTAAAGAGTATATAGAGAAAATATTTGAAGGTACAGATTACACATTTGACTGCCCGTTTTTTGATACTCCTTTATTTAAAAGGCTTATCATTCCGCACAACCAAACAAATATTACTGCACTAAATAATACAAGTTTAAGCGCAACGGCAGACGAGCGTAGAATGAATTTAACAAGCGATTCTTCTGTAAAATATACATTAGTGACCGCAGGTAGCTTTACACTTGATACAAATAAGGAAGTATTTACTTATGGTGGTGCAAGTATAACAACTAATATTCGACTAACATTAACTGGAACAGTTGTAAATTTTAACACTAACCAAGCTGACTATTCTGTAATATTAAGAAAAAACGGGGTGCAAATAGGAACGCAAAGTTTCAATGCAAATGTTAGACCTTTTATGAGTTGTAATTTCACAGTTGAAGGTGTTACCTTTAATAATGGAGATACAATGGCAGTAGAGATATTAGGTACTTTTATGGTTATCGATATTGTTTACGGAGAGCTAAGTGTAACAACAAGCACACCAACGCAGGTTCAAATTAACTTAGGTGAGCAAATTAAAGTTAGTGAAACGATTCCTAAAGGTATATTCCAAAGAGATTTCTTTTTGAGCGTTGTTAAAATGTTTAATCTTTATGTTTATGAAAATAAGTTTAATGATAAGGAACTGGTTATTAGTCCGTATGTCGATTTCTATCCTACTACATCGGCTACCGCTTTAGATTGGACTAACAAGGTAGATAGAGCAAAGCCTATTAGTATTAAGCCAATGAGTGAGGTTAATGCTCGTTATTACGATTATAAGTTTAAACCAGACAATGACTTTTATGGCGAAAACTATCGCAAGAAGTACACCGAAGGTTATGGCGATTTTATATACGATACAGAGTTTGACTATGTAAAAGAAACAGACAAGTTAGAAGTTATATTTGCTGCATCTGTATTGTATCAAGCAACAGGTCAAGACAAAGTATTCCCTGCTATTTATAAGAAGTCAAATAGCAATAGCGCAGAAGATAGAATGGATAGTATTATACGCATAATGCAAACCAAGAAAATTACAAGCGTTAATAGTTGGAACATTATGAATACTACAACTGTGTTAGGTAGTTATACAAGCTATGGTTATGCAGGACACTTAGATAGTCCTATTAATTCAACAGTAGATATTAATTTTGGTGCGCCTAAAGAAGTACAATTTGCACCTGCTAATTTTACTGAAAACAATTTATTTAGAGATTATCATAGTTCTTATATTTTAGAAATCACAAATAAAGATAGTAAGCTATTATCTTGCTTTGGACTTTTAGATATAGTAGACATATTTAATTTAGATTTTAGCAAGTATGTATATATAGACGGGGTATTGTTTAGGCTTAACAAAGTAGAGAACTTCAACCCAATGGAATACAATACAACTAAACTTTCATTTCTTAAAGTAATAGAAACAAGATACTAATGGCACAAGAGAACGTAGGTATAAATATAACAGTAGGCGGTAACCAAGACCAAGCCTTAGGCTCGTTAAAAGCGCAGTTAAGACAAGCAACGGCAGAAGTAACAAAGCTATCTGAACAATTTGGTGCGAGTAGCAAGGAAGCCGTACAAGCAGCAAAGAGGGCAGCAGAACTTAAAGATGCAATAGGAGATGCTAAAAGCTTAATTGATGCGTTCAATCCAGATGCTAAGTTTAAGGCTTTAAGTGCTTCTCTTAGTGGTGTAGCAGGTGGCTTTAGTGCTTTGCAAGGTGCAGTAGGTTTATTTGGTAAAGAGAATGAGGACTTACAGAAAACTTTACTTAAAGTAAATTCTGCTATGGCTTTATCTCAAGGCTTACAAGCAGTAGGGGAAAGTATCGATAGCTTTAAACAATTAGGTACAGTTATTAAAACGCAGGTTGTAGGTGCATTTTCTACTTTGCGTGGAGCGATTATTGCAACAGGTATCGGTGCATTGGCTATTGGTATAGGTCTTGTAGCTGCAAACTTTGATAAAGTAAAGAAGGCTGTTCTGAATTTAGTTCCAGGACTTTCACAATTAGGAACTTTTTTTGGTGGCATTATTGACAAGGTTACTGACTTTATAGGTGTAACATCACAAGCAGAACGTGCTTTATCATCTTTAGAACAAAGTACTAAGCGAGGTAACGAAGGGATTGAATCAAGAATTAAATTACTTACTGCACAAGGAGGAAAGGAAAAAGAAATATACCAATTAAAGCAATCACAAGCAGATAATGAATTAAATGCTTTAAGACAAAGATTATCTACAACAGGAAAGCTAACTGCAGAAGAACAAAAAAGGTTTAGAGATTTAAAAACAGAACGTGATGTATTAGCAGCAGAGGAGCAGAAAAGAATAAACGATAACTTATTAGAAAATGCTAAGAAGGGAGAAGATGCGAGTAAAGAAGCAGATGCTAAACGTAAAGCTGAAGCAGAAAAAAGAAAAGCAGAAGAAGAAAAGTTAAGCGAGGAACTATTAAAAACACAACAAGATAGAAGGAAATTATTACAAGAAGATAACTTAATTAGTCAAGAGCAAATTGCTAAAGAAAAAATAGCAGCAGAAGAAAAGGCTAAAGAGGAACAAGAAAAAGCTGACAATGATAGATTTGCTCGTCAAAAAGAAATACTTTCTACTGCTACTAACTTTACTTTGCAAGGTATTCAAGAGCAGCAAAACGCAGCTAAAGCTATATCTGAAATTGATAGAATTGAAACAGAAAACAAATTAAAAGAACTTGAATTACAAAAGCAAGGTGCTATGGCAGCCCTTGATGCAGTTGCAGGTATTATAGACCAAAATAGTGTTGCAGGTAAAGCCATCGCAGTTGCTAAAGCTATTATGTCTACTTATGAAGGAGCAAACAAGTCTTTAGGTGCCTATCCTGCACCATTCGGGGCGATAGCAGCAGCAGCCACAATAGCAGCAGGTTTAGCCAATGTTAAAAAGATTGTTTCTACAAATATACCTTCTGTAAGAGGTTCTGGAAGTGTAGGCGGTGGCGCAGCAGCACCAAGTATTAGCGCAGCAGCACCAATGGCTCCACCACAACCACAAGCACAAACAACAACTTTAGATAACCAATCTATTAATGCTATTGGGGCGCAAGTTCCTAAGGCTTATGTTGTAGAGAGCGAATTAACTCGTACACAAAAGCGTATTGCTGAATTTAGAGAAAGGGCAAGATTCGGTTAAATGATAACAATTTAAAAAACTTAATATTTACGAGTATGGACTTACCTGTTTATTTATTAGACATTAGCGAGGATATGAATGACGATGCCGAAGTGGATTATGTGGCATTGGTAGACAGACCTGCTATTCAAAAGAATTGGAATGCCTTTAAAAACCAACAACGCTTTGAAGTCGTTAGCGAAGATAAGCGCATTATTTCTGGACCTCTTATGCTTGCTGACGTACCTATCTTTCGCAGCGATGCTACTTACGGGGATTACTATGTGGTGTTCTCTAAGGATACTATTTTTAAGATTGCTCAAAAGTTCTTCAAAAGAGGATACCAGTCAAACGTAAACTTGATGCACTCACCTAATGCACAAGTACAAGGTGTTACAATGTTTGAGAGCTTTATTACAGACGAGAGCAGAGGTATCTTACCAATGAAAGGATTTGAAGATGCACCTGACGGGTCTTGGTTCGGTAGCTTTAAAGTAGATAACGAAGACGTTTGGAGCGATGTTAAAGAGGGTAAATTTAAAGGCTTTAGTGTAGAAGGCTTGTTTACTTACAAGACAAAACCTACCAAAGAACAAGAACTTATGAATGCAATAAAGGAAATATTGCAGAGGGTTAAATGATAAACAAAATCTTTTATTAATATTTAAACAAAAAGAATGATGAACGCAAAAGATGCAATTATGCAAATTAGGGCTTTGTTCGAGGATATGCCACAAGTAGAAGCACCTGCTCCTGCTGAAGCACCTATCGAAGAAGTACCTGTTACATTCGCAGAATATAGCCTTATGGATGGTACTAAGGTTATGATTAGCGAACTTGCTATCGGTGGCGAAGTTACATTGGCAGACGGAACTCCTGCTCCAATGGGCGAACACCAATTAGCAGACGGAACTCAAATTGAGTTAGACGAAACTTCTAAAATCGTATCTATTGAAACTCCAGAAGCAGAAGCGGAAATCGCTGACGAAACTCCTGCTGAAATGGGTAAGAAGATGGACGAGAAAATGGCAGACGAAATCGCTGCTTTAGTTTCTGAAAACGAAAATCTAAAAACACAAGTAGCGCAATTAGAGGCAAAAGTTAAGAATGGCTTTAGTCAAGTAGCTGAATTAATAGAAGCACTTACTAAGACACCTAACGCTGAACCTATTGCGCAACCAAGAAACAACTTTGGTTCTAACGTAACTACTCACAATATGAAGTACGATAGAATTGAGAAATTTAGAAACGCTTTATTAAACAAATAAAAATAAAATAAAATGGGATTTGATGTATCTGCATTAGCAAACTATACAAAAGAAAACGAAGCTCTACTTGTAACTTCATCTGTATTGGGTGCA